TATATGTATTGGAGCGAGGCTTCCTACGACGACGAACTTTACCCAACGGTTTTCTTGAGTTTATCATGTATAGACTTTGATAGTGGCTTTTGTTCCTAAAATACTCAATATATGCCCCATCTGATCGGCTGGAGGTGCGACAACAAGCGTGCAAGTTTTATTAAAAACTGCGTTCCTAAGATCAACAAACCCGTGTAACTTTAGAGTCTCTGTTTGTCCAAGTCTACAAGGTTGTAATTGATAATCAAGTTGTCCTCGTTGTCTCGTATAAACCAAAGACGTAGGATCATTGATTGAGGTACTTGCTGGATAACCAGTATCATCAAGGAAATCACTACTACTTGATGGTGCATTTGACCATTGATAGTATCCAGTACCGAATTCTCTTGATGATTGAGCGGGGAAAGGAGAATCGGCAGGAGCCACTTCGCCGATTCCTTGTGGTCCACCTGATCCCACTGCAATCATACCCTTAAGTGCAGTGTAGTTCATCATTGTAGCACCAAGCGGTACAATACTGCCATCTCCATCACCTCTTGGAAGATTATCTCCAGTAATAGCAAATGCTGTTGAAATGCCTTTAAACTGAACTTCAACTTCAAATTCATATTGATAGCCTTTCGTCAAAATCAACATGTTATCTGAATAATCGTTACCACTTCCACTTAAACTATTGATCACATCATTGTTTTCAAGTTGTCTTGGTTGATAGTGGTCAGAATTATTCTCTGTTGGTGATTGGAAGTCCACTTTTTGAACATAATCAACAAAGTCAAGAGCAAAAAGGTTCCCGTTGTCCGGGTTTGGGAATCCATCACGCATACTTGATCTGCCACCAACGACACCAGTAACAGAAGTTGAGTCCCAACTTAACATTCTAAAGTTTCTTTGGCTTTCCGCTGCGATCAATACCGAAGATGGACTTGCACTGAAAACATCCGTTTGAAGTGTCGCACCGGGAGTGAGAATGAATCCCATTCCGAAACCACCAGCACCCGCTCCGTTTGAGTCAACACCTAAAACGGACAAATCTTTGAGTCCGGTGTTATGACCACCAGTTTGGAATCTACCGAAAGCAACCAGTCTACCCGATCCACCATCACTCGTATCTGTTGATCCAGTGTTTGTGATTCGATAGCGAACTTGATCTTTACTATCTGGTCCGCCATTGTTGTCTCTTACAATGTCAACCGTGATTCCGGTTCCACCCTCGATGACCAAAGTGTTGATCGGATCACCGGAGGTGCTTTCAGGAACAATGCCACCATTCGCTTGCTGATTCTTAAAGAAAGTAGGAACACCGGGACCAGTGTTACCAGTAGCAGCCTGTGGAATGAATCCTGCCGTGACTGCGGTGATACCACCATCTGGAGTTTGAACGGCAAACGAAAGTGTTTGACCGGGAGTGCCAGCAGCGACCGAAAGATCACTGAGTGAAGCACCCGTTACACCCGATCCCGTGGCTCCATCGCTACCAGCGTCACCTGCCTGACCATCTGCACCAGTATTACCACTTGCGATAAACAGAACTCTTGCTCTTGTGCCTGCTGCTACTGTTTGTGCGCCAGTTGGAAGGAACGCACCACCACCAGAGTTATTAATTGTGATATTTCTAACATTCGACGTAGGAGTGGTGATATTTCTAATTTGTCCTGCCACTCTGCCAAACGTCATGCCACCAGAATCAGTTCCGATGATCTGAATAAAAACGGTATCACCCTTACGAGGCGGAATTGTACCATTATCAAACAATGTTGTGTTATCACCATTGTCTGCGTCAGTGGTATGAATGCGGAACGAACTCGCTGATCTATTGAAATCAATTCCACCCGAAGATGGGCTATTGGATGATGAATTATAAGTTTCAACATTGTAAAGAAGACCAGCACCATCACCAGTCGTGCCGGTTGCACCAAGCGGAACAAAACCTGCCTCAACTGAGATACCTGCCGCTGCTGCGATATTACCACCGACAACCGCGAACGAAAGTGTTTTTCCGGGTTTGCCTGCGGCATCGAAAGCGGTCGGACCAAGAGAAGCACCAGTCACGCCCGGACCAGTAACCCCTTGGGGTCCGGTCACACCACCAACTGCGATGAAGAATACTTCGTGTGCCGTACCCGCGTCGAAATTCGCACCACTTGTATCATTGATACCGAAGGTAAATTCATTCGTTCCAGAAGTGATACTTGTAACAAGACCAGAGCAGTGAGTAGCACCCCGTTCATCAAAGACATAAATTCTATTATTTACATCAATTTGACCAAGATAATCATTAATATTTTGTCCATTGTCCGTAACCTTACGAACTTGAATTGCACCGTTTGTTTTATCGACTCTAATCAATCCATCAGACGATGGGAAAGTTGTATTTGAGTTAGTTGTTCGATAATTAAAGCCGCCCCTTGCACCTGTAGCACCTGTCGAACCTGTGGCTCCTGTCGCACCAGTAGCACCTGTGGCTCCGGTCGCTCCAGTAGCCCCTGTTGCACCAGTCGTGCCTGTGGCTCCCGTTGCTCCGGTGGCTCCAGTCGCACCTGTAACACCGCGACCGGAGAAGAGAGCAACGAAGTTTGCTGTTGTGCCTGCTCCGTTTGTTGCACCCACGCCCGTGTCTGCAAATGTACCTTCAAGTGCGATTGTACCAGCGGGTTGCTCTTTCGGTAATTTATCTAATTCAATGGAGAAAAGTCCACCGGCTCTGTCTGTAATAAAGATCCTATCTTTAGCCGTAAGGTTATCAAGAACATTATCAATTGTTGTACCATTCGCTGCGGTGACGGCAATGAAAAGTTTGTTTGTGTTTGCAAACACAAGTGTGCCAGTTGTGATACCGGAAGCAATAACAGATGATTCAAAAGTTGCGCAAGAATATTCAAATCCAATCAAACCAGCGGGACCGGTAGCACCAGTTCCTCCAGTTGGTATGAACCCTGCCGTGAATCCTGTGATTCCACCACCTGCCATTTCAATAGCGAACGACAAAGTTTGTCCGGGTGTGCCAGCAGCACCAGACAAATCACTAAGTGAAGCACCAGTGATGCTTGAACCTGTAGTGCCTGTGCTTCCTGTGGTTCCTGTGTTTCCGGTAGGATCAACGGTGAGAGTTAGTGTTCCAGTGGTTTGTCCACCAGTAAACGTAGCAGTGATACCACCGCCATCTGTTGTAATATTAAGACCTTCAAACGATCCACCAGTTGCCTTCGGCACACCAAGAACAAAAAGTTCTTGAAGACCTGTTAAACCATCTGCTCCACCAGCACCAGTGACTTGGAAAGTGAGTGTGCCTCCAGTTGCACCCGGATCGTATGATAACGTAATTCCATTGCCAGTGCCAACAATGTTTAGACTCTCTAACGAACCACCTTGAGTTGAAACATCAGTGCCATTTACTTTGAGTTGGAACAATCCAGTGATGCCATCTGCTGCACCTTGACCACCGCCTTGAATAAGATATGTCGCAAGACTCACACCACCAACAGTTGATGGTTCGCCTACAGTTACAACTGTTCCACCAACACCAACAAGGTTAATGCCTTCGACTGTTACGCCCGGACCATCCGGTGCAAGATTGCTTTGAGCGTACATGAAACTATTCACCGTGATTCCAGCACTCGCACCAGATGATGTTCCTGTAATCGAAACATTTCTTCCTTCATTAAACGCAAGTGCCGAAGCGGCAGTCGATCCACTAATCAAATCACCATTGACTGAAATTTCACCCGGACCGGAGTTAAGTGTTTGCCATTGTGCAGTGCCACCGGGACCGCCGGAAACAAGAACAGAACCAGTCGCACCAAGTGAGCCACCAACATACAAAGCACCAGACGCAATATTGAATCTACCGAAAGTATTACCATCTGTAATTTGGTTTGCATCACCAATAATTACATCTCCATCTTGAATGATTTTAATAATATTTTTTCGTGCGTTTGAGTCATCACCTTGAACAATAAATTTACCATCTCTTGCGGCTCGCTCAAGAACAGCACGAATATTTGGATTTGACTTGGCATAGAAATCAAGGCTCGTTGGCTCAACACCAATGCCCGATGTGGTTCCGGTCGTTGATTGGAAAATAATGTCAGAACTCACACCGCTTCTTGTCAAATATTCAACAGGGGCGGAAGGAGCGGTGACACCAAATAATCCGAGTCTACGATTATTTTTCTCAATCAAAACATAAGGTGCATTTGCGTTTGTATCCCGCACACCAGCAGTGTTGCTACCATTGATTAGGAAGGATGAGAAATTGCCGTTTGATTCGTCGGATAAAATTGTGCCGACTCTACGAGCATCAGTTCCAGAGTATTGAGTATTCTGAAAAAGAATCGATGCAGTTGATCCACCCTTGAGCATGATCGTGCCTTGGGCAAAAGTTTTGCCAGCAAAGTCGTGAGTGACACCACCAAGAATCATGCCGCCACTTGCACCGAAGACAATCACATTTTGTGTGATACCGCCAAAGAAATCTTGTGCTTGCCAAGTTGCACCGTCAGTATTGTAAACAACAATTTTACCAGTGGAAGCACCGGCAAGACCAGCAGAGTCAAAGGTGACATCACCTGTCATACCGTTGAATGTATTTACAATATTACCTGAGATGCCCGCCAGAAACTCAACATTATTTTCAAAGGTGATGTGTCCACCAAACTCGACACCACCAGTCAGATACGCTGGCAATGAAAAACCAAGATTTGCAATACCAAGAGCATCAATGTCAATTGTGATGCCGGGATTGTTGGTCATCGCGGTGACACCGTAGATGTCCAAAGGATTAATCGCGTTGATCAGTTCATTTGTTCGATCAAACCATGTGCGAAAAGTATCATTATCCTGCAAAGGACTGAGTGTGTTTCCCGGTTCATTTGGTGGTGGTGGAAATGCCATTTATACCTCTTACGTTTTGATTATGTAGTTGACCACAACGAACGGCGGCAAGTTAGTCGTGCTACCGCTACCATCTGCGGCTTCTGCCGTGGCAGTTACGGTTGTTATTGAAGTATCGTCAATATTGCTCGCAGGTTCATTAATTCTTCTAAGAGCGTCTACACCAGTTGAGGTGGTGTTTGAATTGGTGCTTGGTACGGTGACCGTAATTGTTTGTCCACCGGGAGCAACCTCAGAACCGCCACTATCTCCAAGTACCCTTTCCGGGGTCGTACTCTTGCCAAGTGGCACTCTTCCATTAAGATTTGGCACGTTGAAGAAATTACCTGAACCACCGTATTTATATTGTATGGCTTGAAACAGATTAATTTCAGTGTTAATATCTAATTGTCTACCATCACAAGGAACAAATCCGGGCGGAATTGAATTTGATGCAAACGGGAAGATTGTACCCGCAGGGATCGGACTTGTTGCAAACCCTCCATCGCCGGTCAATACTAAGTTTGCAGATTTAAGTGGTGCAGCACCAACACCTGTCAAGAATGGTGTTGCACCACCGACAGTCTCGTCCTTCAAAATTACAACTTTGAATTGGTATCTTGTGTAAGATTCAACGGTTGCCAAACCAAAGAGTAACGATGAAAGTTGCGAGGTTGGGACGTTACCACTTTCAGGTGGCTCGTAACTTAATTCTCTGAACGGCTCGTCAAAGATATTTGTTGATCCACTTGCAAATCTCGCATACACCCTGACCGTATCAGTAAATTTACCGTCAAGGAGAACGATCAGACCATCAAGTGAACTGTCCGACTCAATCACCTTAGAATAATATCTAAATCTATTTGTTGATGCTGCATCATTGCTAACCTCAGAACCCAAGCCATTGTCGTTGATGTCAAACTTTGTCAAAAGAACTGAGAGTTTTTGTAAGTCAACAACAGAGCAAGTTCGACCATCAGATGTTAAATTAAGTGTTAGTGAACCTGATGCAGTTGATGGTAATCTATTAAAAAGAATGGTCTTGTTAACTTCTGAACGAATGTTAATACCACCAGAGTAACTTAAATCATAAGTGACTTGATTGTTTGCTGTCGTGGGTTCAATATTTGAGACAAAAACAGCATCAAAATCATCAACCACACCTGTATTCGCATCTAAAACAGGTGTTGACACTGAAGATGTAAACGCAGCCCTATCAAGACGCATGGCAAAGTATTTTTCACTTAGTGGGGCAACCTCACCAGAGTTCTGGGGTTGGAAATAATTATTAAAAGCAACGGGCTTGATTGGTGCAGATCCACCAGTCTCATCGTAAGTATAAAGTTTTGCGTCAGATTCATTAGATGAAACAGAAACCGCGTACTCACCGGGAGCCAAGTAAACTGGTGTTGTAAAATCAAAATTAGTTTCTAAATCACTTGGCAACTCAATCAGTTCATTACCAACTTGTGATGCTTGGGTGATCCCACAAGCAACGGTTTGCTTATTGATGTTTGAGAACGGCAACACAGTGCCAATCAATGGATTGCCGTTTTGTGTCGGATGAATTCTAAGAGTGACATTTACATCACCTTCCAAGAACCACAGAGCAACATTTGAGAGATACAACCCGTCAGGGAATGCCTCAGAATCAACTGTAAATGTTTGAGAGACAGGATCAACACCAGCAGCGATTGTAGTGCTTGATTGAACAAAATTATTGTTATAAATGTCATCCGCAGCGATATCAAGGTTTGCGGCTTTTCTTCTAATTTCAAGAGGTCGGGTAGATGCTTTTCCGTAAATTTGTGTGTCAAGTAATCCTTGACCGTAATAGATTGCGTCAGCAGAAGTTTCCGAAGTTGATAATTTTCCATCAACATCATCGGTGACTCTGACTAATCTTTGTCCACTAAAATATGTGTCCTTTGGAATCGCGTACGAGAAGGTAGCACCACCCGTATTTCCAACGGTGATTGGCGATGATGTTTCATTCACTCGATCACCATCAAAGAAAACATTTAGAGTTGCCCCCGGCTTCATTCCAGTCAAAGTTCCAGAGAGATTGAAATCATCAATATAAGGAATAATTGATAAATCAACGACTTTACTACCAATCTTTTTCTTTGGTTTGTCGGCAAGAAGTCTGGCGACAGAGATGCTTCTTCTTGGATTTTTATAAGTTACACTTTTAGGATCATTAGTGAGGAATTCTAACTCTCTTGATTCGATTCCATACCACAGAGTTTCGTAGTCTCTGAATAAAGTTCCAAATCCATTTCTTCTACCAGTTCCGGTATAAGTTTCAGTAGAAAACTCATATGAATTTAATTCACCGGCAATATTAGCAACGATTCTTGGTTTCGCGGTTTCAGACCAATACTTCGATGTATATGTTCCAAGTTTAAGGTGACCCAGATAATCAGTAACGCCAAAAGGATTGACCCGTGAGGTGACAACAGATGGGTCTGAACTGCTGAAAACTCTATTTTGGTTGACATAGGTGGCAGGGGTGTGATCAGGGAGTAAAATTTCATCGGTCGTAAGAGTTGCACCAGACAAAGATGAAACATTGAAATTTTTTGTCACATTAGTTTGGAAAGCAGGATACACTCTACCACGGGTTGGATCAACTGAAGTGTTGTGTTGCGCACCCACGTTATCAGCATCAGGGTTTAAGAATACAGAACCTTGACCAATCAAGTCATCAACGTAAACATCAGTTTCACTTACGATTGATGCTGGAGTGAATGCGTTCGCCCTTGCAGTGGTGCTTTGTGAAAGACCACGACGATAGTTGAGCAAGAAGTCTTCATTTTGTCTATCTGCCAATGAGTTGATATCAGACATTGTGTATCGATCATTGTCGATTGAAACAACATCTTGAATTGACTCAGTTGTAGATTGTTGGTTAACCCTAATTCTGTATAATTCAAGGTCACCGCTCGGTACGGCAGGAGGAGATGGTTCTGAAGATGCGATGCCCTTAACAACACGAAGAACTCTATCAGCACCTAAAACAACGCTATCAATTCTGGGTAAGAATTGTGAGAATGAAAGAAACGCTTGAAACACATTTCCGTCAAAGGGTGTTTGTGGAGAATTACTTGTACCAGAGTCATAAACATCACTGCTAATTTGTATTGGTCTAAAATCAACGCAGTCAGTTAATTTAACATTTCCAAGTTTAGAAAGTGTTACTTCGGGGATATCTGTGCTATTGACAGACGCATAACTTTGTGCGGTGAATGGACCTTCACCGGAATGAATAAATCTTTTGTAAGTGACACTAACTTGCTTATTTTTGTAGTCAGCAATTTTAGCAGAGTTAGCAGATAATTTTGAGAAATTGTATGCGAAATCAGTTTGACCATCATCAAAAATGAAATCTGTAATTTTGTTTCCATCAAATCCATCAACGACAATGGATGAAACTTGCGTGACATCCGCAACACCCAAGTCAACCGCTGCGTCATCATTTAGAGTAAATGAACCAACAATGTTACCAGACAAAGTTTTAAGTCTAATCGAGTTTCTACTTTCAAACACCATTGGACAGAAAACAAAAAATGTTTTAGATGCCGCAGCACTACCAAAATCAAGACTGATTTGAGATACGTTATTATTAATAACAGGGACACTTCTTGGTCGGAGGACTGTGCAACCTGCCGTAGCACCCAAATTAATAAGGGCAACGGGTTCAATCACCGCACCGTTTGATTCAGTGCCAATTTGTCCCAAGAAATCCTCTTCACTGTTTTGCGTTGAGATGTTAACAACACCATCAGAGTCAGAGGTCACTTGGAATGGTTTATAAGACGTAAATCTAACGGGATCGACAACACCTTGAATCGCAGAGCCAAGTTTTGCAATTTTTGATGAACTTTTTGAAACAACTGAATCTGCGTCAGATGATGTAAAATCAACTGATACCTCAAAGTCAGTATTACCAGTGGCATCAACAAATTTGATTGATTTAATCGAATTATCGGTTTGCCCCGTGTTCAAAGATTTTTGCGTAAAATACAATCTTGCAGGCGTTAGAGATGCAGGACTCGCATCACCCACCGATACTGAAGAGTCGATTGAAAAGCCACTAATAATACACGTTCCGATTTCAGTGCCAGCACCATCTAATAAACTAACTTTTCGACCGGATGTGATGAAATCGGGAGAATCGGAGATAGTGCCGTTGAGGGTAATTCCAGTGCCAGTGTTTCCGATGTCAGTTAAAGTGCCACGAATCGCAAAAAACGATGGAGTTTCAAGTGAGTAAAAATCTCGACCAAGTTCAGTATCGGAACTTCTATCAACTGTAATCGTGGTGGGTGAGATTGTCTCATATTCGTATCCACTCACATACGCTTTACCGGGACTTAATTTGACGGCATATTTTGATGTGTCGGTCGTACCAACAATTTCTTCGTGTGAACCAACCTCAATCTCAAAGGGTCTAACAACGTAATTACCAGACTCATCAAAAGTTCTTCTTGCAAGAGTTTTTTCAAGTTCTGCGTATTCTGGATACTTGATACTCTTAGTAATTTTTCCGTCAATAACACGAACAAGTTCAAAGAAATTTTCTGGTGCAACCACATCGTATGCGTCAGTTGAAATATTTGTGCCACCAGTCAAACCTCTATTTTCAAGTTTGAGATCAATTTTGTATCTGTCCGCACCGGGAGCATTAAAGTTGAAAAAACCAAATGATGGGTCACGCAAAGATGGATCAGTGTCCACGGTGACAATTGTTTTATCACTATTGAATCCGATGGATGTGTTTGTATTTTCAAAAACTCTTTGTTGTGTGGTCAAATTATTTTTGAAAGCAGGCACAGATTGAGGACTTGATTTGACAAAGTATCCATCAACATAAAAAATGCCTTCCTCGACAGTGATAAAAGTTTCAATAGGACCGGTGGAGGTCGTAGATGTATTTTCGTCAAGGACAGAAACTTGAACGCCAATGTTACCAAGCCCAAAGGTGTTCAAAACATTACCGGCTTCGTACTTACCGACAGTAAGGTAATTAATAATTAAGACTTGATAATTATCATTTGTGAGGGTGCTTTGACCGAGAACACCCACAACGATAGCATCTGTATTGACAGAAGTTTCTGAGTCAGTGAATCTAATTTTTTGACCGACCATGCTGTCAAGTGTAGATGTCGGGAGAACTTCGTTGATTCTAACGAAAAATCCAGAGGAGGATGTGATCGCACCACCGAGAACAACAGACCCATTTTTAAAGGTGTGAGTGCCAAATCTTTCAATTTGACTTTGCAAAATACTTTGAATCTGAGAAACCTCTCTGGCTTGGAGAGGGAGTCCGGGTTTGAACAAAACCTTCAAAAACTTTTTGTCAGGATCAAAATCATCGTAGTAGGGAGTTCCACCCATCAGTGCAGCGTTATATGAGTTTTCGGTAATCTCAGTCATGGGGTTTCCTTAGAATTCAAATGTAAATCTGAACACTTCTGTCTGCTCAAAAAATCTGCTGACTTCTTGGGTTAGACCTTCTATGTATAATACATCTCCAGAAAACAAATCGAGTTCTGGTCCCAAGACCTGATCAATTGTGACTCCCACAGAGTCACCATCCGAGTTTGTGTAACTAAGAGATTCGTTTAGATTAAAGCCTAAAGTATTACCAGCATTGTTTGAGACATCGGTGACGAGCAAGAATTTTCTCAAGCCAGTGAGATCACTTGGATCATCTTGAAAAGAAGTGATTGTCGCACTACTACCAGAAGCACCATTGCATGTCCCATCATTTTGCGGGTTGTAATTTGTAAAATTATTTGCTAAAGATATGCCGAGTTTAGTGGTGCATCTCCACTCCTCTTTGGAAATGGTAAGCGAGGTATCACCGAAAAAAGCATTCTGAACAATCGCACCAAGAGTAGTTCCAGAAAAAGAGTCACCAACCCGTTGGATGATTCTTAATTGTTCATTTTGAAGGTAAGGCACTGACAAGTCGCCCAAGAAAAGACTTGCTGAGATTGTGCTTTTCTGAGATGCGGACGATACCTCTGCAAACTCTTTTGTTGTCTCTCCGTAAACAAAAAGTGTTGGATTCTCTGGATCAGTTTTTGCGAGTAGTGTGGTGATTTCTTGGGTGGTTCCCGTGACATCAACTCTCGTAAGAGTCCGGTCATCATATCCACCAATCTCTCCAGCGAGTGTTTCACCTGCTCCAATTTTTGGATTCGACCAAAGAATGACATCTCTGTAATCGTTTCCAATTAAAGAATCTCTATTTTCACCAGCGACAGATACTTGAATCCTTGCGTGTTTTGCAAATAACTCAAGAGTTGGATCTCTACCAACACTACTTGTCAACAATACATCAAACACTGGATCAACAACAGGGAAACTAAATGGAAGACCATCTCCATCTGTTTCCCCCGGTGTTCCGGTCCCAAGAAAAATTTCACCTTCTCCAAATATTGGTGATGTGTAACTCTTTCTCACTGTGCCTGTAGCGTTTGAGTATCCAGAGCCAATAGAGTAAACGATAACTTCTTTGATCGTTCTGTCTTGATTTAATTTACCGAATGCCAAAGCGTTCCGACCATTTCCGCTGATCGTTACGCCTACCCCGATTTCAAATCGATCACCTTCTTTGGGGGTTCTATTAGTTTCCCACGCCTGATCGAGTTCAAGGATGTCTTGCTCTGCACCGCCCTCGCCACCGGAGTCTCCAGCGGTTCCGGGGTTGGTTCCTATGATTTGTCTCACGACTCCCGCCGCATCACCAGTTAAAATTCTAATAAAATATCCAGCGTAGTAGTCTTGGTAAATATTATAGTTCGGTCCAGCAGGATCAGGCAAGTTGGGATCACTGATTCGCACAGTTGTGCCTGTCGCCCTGACAACTGTGTTTGCATCATTCTCCGGCACACCTCTCTCATAAATTGCCTCTGCCGGATAGGGATCACTTGTGATAAGAACACCACGAATAGATCCACCAGTGTTTTCGAGGTTTGCCTCATATTGCACAGCATATTGTCTTTGTCTTAAATCTTCGTATGCAAAGTAAACATTTTCGTAAAAAGGCAACTCCTCAACAGGGATAAAATTTTCATCAATAAACTTGAGTTGTGATCCCGCGATTGAGTAGAGGTATTTCCAAACGTATCCATCGGGCATGACAATTGAGTTCGTATCCGTGCCTGTGGGTTGGAACACACTTCCGGTGATGCCCGATTGAAGACACATGTATACATTATTTTCATTTGTATTTACATAAAAAGGCGGAGTGGTTTGAGACATGTCATCTTTTGTATTGAGCGGTGGGACGGTAATACCAGATGACCAATCGTTTCTTTGAAGCAGGAGTGTCGCGTCTTTAGGAGTGACTCTTTTTGCAAACGCGATGTTTCTTCTTGAAATGTTATCACGCTCTCGACTACGATGCTCTAAACCCTCCGCAGTCACATCTTTGACTTGTCCAATGGCAACATAAAATTTATCTTTACCAAAGGGTTTAAAATCAGATACAAAGTTTTTTGCAACTTGTGTTTTTAATTGTGCATCAAACGTAAGTGATGTTGCCATTATTCTGCCTCCAGTGCTGTGATAAATGCACCTATTTCAACTTCTCCAAATTCACCCGCTGCGGTAACAAAATTATCTGAGGATGCAGTGCCTTTGACATCAGCGAAATCTTTACCAACACTAATATCTCTCTGTGCTAACCCCGATGCTAATTTAAATACCTTCGCACCATCAGATGTCTTTACTTGGTATTTATTACCAAAAGTATCAGTCTCATTTGAGAACTCACCTGATACGATTCGTACGGTTACAGTTGTAGCCTTGAGATTTCCACCTGCGATGACCTCACTATTTTTAACTTCTCTTTGATAACCTGAGTTTGGGTCTTGCCTAACTGCTGACTGAGTTGAGTTTATTGATGAAATTTTAACATTAACTTCTTGCTCATTTGTTACAGTGTTCAGAACCGAATAATACTCAAGACCCGATACTGATGGAGAGGTTGCAACAGAAGTCACATAAGATGCAACACTCGATGATGAAAATGGCAAGAGGGATGCCGATGCCGCGTCAATCAGCGATGCACCAGACACACCGGATGGATCTTCGGGTGGTTGTGTAGTGATGCCTTGTCTAAATTCAGTAATAATTTTTGCGATGGGCTTGTTGGTGTAAAAATTAGTGACATCAGACCTCTCGGCTTCAACCGCAGTCACGATACCAATCGCATCTGGCTTTCCGGGGATTTTTTGGATAAGTTTATCGTCTGTAGAAATTGATCCTGAGATACCAGAGTTTTGATCAATGAATAGTTTTTGTAAGCGTCTTGCAACTCTGGGTTTTCCTCGGTGGTCTTTAACATACTTCGAGAATCGTGGATTCTTATTCGCTCTTTTCGCTGCCTCTGATGACCCATCCGCAGCGGGTAGTGATCTGGTGAGCAACGCAACAGGATGCTTATGAACAATAAAGTATTTCGAGTAAGCATCATCTGTCTCTGTCATAACTGTTTGCGGTTGTGATGCGAGAGTGTAACCGGGCTTTTCAAATGCCACACCAAAGAGCAGTTCTTCGGGACAAGCATCACCAGCGGTGATACCACCCACGGGACCAAAGACAAATGTTCCTGCATTGTACGGATCGTGTGAGATTCCCAAGCCACTTCCATTGAAATTTTCTGTGGTCGCTCCCGTTAATCCGTTATATCCTGTAGGATACCAATCACTAAACGTACTCCCCACTGTGTCACCACGGAGATCGGTCGTGCTTCCAATTGTGTATGGGAAAAAATTAGCGATTCTTGGACTAATGAAGTTATCAAAAGTAACTGCTGTGTATTCAAACTTAGACCCACCAAAGTCATTATTTTGAATGAAATCTGCAAGCATGACAGCCCCAGAGGGATGGAACACTTTCTTCAAAATGTCTGCATATAACTTAATTTGTTTCACAGACTGAATAATGTACGAGTAGTTTTGAAATTTAAAGTTATCTTGAATGAATGAATCAGATGACAAACGTGATCGGTCACTGGTAAATACAGTGGTGTCTTCGATCACCGCACTATCTGTGTTGATACCAAATGATGCTCCTGTGCCTCCCGCACTACGAATAGCGAAGTTATAGTTCTCTGCTGGGAAGAAAATGCGATTGATTGTTTTAGGTGTTGATAGTGCCTCGATAGCACCCACAGAACTCACGGCAACTACCTTTGAAGACTGTGCAATTTTTCCAGCAGAATCAGTGACAACAATTTCATCATTGATAGCGTAATTAGATCCTGCGTTGAAAATTTTTAGACCATTCAAAACTTTGAATGCTCTTTCAATCAAAAGCCTGTTTCTGTTATCGCTTCGTAATTCGATAAAATGGTTACCTTTGAATGAGCCACGAATCTTGACAACTTTCAAATCACAAAAGTCCACCCCGTCATCTCTATGAAAAGTAATATCATCGATGAACCCGTTTGCGACAATTGGACTATCAAAATTATCAAACTCTCTTTGTGTAATTTCACCACCCTTAAATGGTAAAATTTCATCAATCGTATTATATCTTGATATTCTAATCGTGCTGCTCGGTGAGTAATCAGCATCCGACAATTTAAAAAGGTCGTCTTTTGGATAACGAACGATTGTCTCTACGTTGAACAAAATTCTAAACAAAAAGTCAAGTGAGCGTTTGTTTCCTTTTTCACCGTAGTAATCTGTAATTCTCTTGATAAGATGCTCATCAACAACACCACTCGCAAGTTGCTCTGGAAAATTATTAAGATAAGTTGTCTTGAAGTAAGAAATAAAATCTTCAAGTGTCTCATCAATGTCTGAATAACTGCCGAGTCTAACTGCCTCTGCTCTCGGGTTTCCAAAAATTTCTAAGTATTCAAAGTATGCTTTCATAAAAGAAACAAACTTTGGATAATCACTCTCTACAAACTCAGGAAAAATATTTGTTATAAGTGTAGAAAATCTTTCATCAACAGATAGAGGTCCATAATCTTTGTATGGATCTGGCGTGAAAATTTGTAATGGTAAAAGGAGTGATCCCCCGTAGCCCATTAGTAACCCCCTCCGTAGCCACCGCCACCGCCGCCGCCACCACCGGAGCCAGCACCGCCACCGGAGCCAGCACCACCACCGCCACCACCGGAGCCAGCACCGCCTCCATTGCCGCTGCCGGAGTCTGAGCCACCTGTTGAAGTGGATGTCGATGATGTTGTAGATGTCCCTGTGGTTGTTGTCCCAACTCCTTGACTCACGTTAGAGGAGTTGACACTGGTAGTGCCGATGAATTGTTCACCAACGAGATTCACCCTGTTATCTGGACGTACATCACCAGAAACCGAAACCGAGATAGCAGAGTTGTCTCGGCTGTCTTGCTGAATGATGTATTGCTGACTTGAGAACACTCTACTTGCACCAATGACAGCGTAAATTTTAATATCGCTATTGTCTGGTGAAGAAAGTGAAAACTCATTAAAACTAACCACTCCTTGAGCATAGTTTACCGTACCAAAATCTACATCAAGATATTGTTTATTATTATTGATTGTCTCGTACGCTTTCAAATTACCAAAGCCATCATCCTCAATCTGGACTGTTTTAATTGTGCCATCGGCAGATGCGTAATTAAATTCACTTGAGTAAACGACTCCGGGTTTGTGACCATCATGTGGGTGGAAAATTGGATTTTTGAATTCAAATTGATAGTCTGCTGATACGTTTGAAGTTGGTAAAAATCTATACTCAAGGGCAGGCGACAAGGAAATTGATTCGATACCGGGAACTGAGTCAAGAATTTGTTTTTGAATCTTGGAGTATGATATGGATGTGTTGAAATCTTGGCTTTGCTCCTCAACGTAGTTAAAAATAACAGTTCTTATTGAGGAAATAAGTGCTGCCTCTGAGACTTTGACTACACTTGGATTGTAAATAACATTCAATGAAACTCTAAAGTAAAGTGGGATCGGATCGATGACCTCTGGTATCACACTCACCGTTGTTCTGTCTCTAAGAAATGATTCAATTTCAGTTTTAAGACTTGATGGGACAACCGTGGCAGTGTTGGGTTTGAGAACAGCGAAAACTTTACCAAACTGAGGTGGATTCGCATCTTCGCCACCAAAAACAAACACTTTACTAAATCCACTAAAGTTGTTATTGATTAGTGCTTCAAAGTCACCGACCGTCACGGCTCTATTTTGTGAGGCAAATGCCTTTGGAGCGTTGTATCGAATACTCGAAATCTGCTCTCTGTTTGCTCCACCTGCGGCTGGACTGTTTACAGTGACCGTACCATTTGTGAATGAAAACGCTCTGCTTGATTCTAAATCGTTTGCACCTGCGTTATTTGCCTCAACACCGTTGGTCTGTAAGTATGAGACATTGACAACATTACCGGCTTCAAGTTTAGTGCCAATAACATCGTCACCAAAAACAACTGAGTAAGCACCATCAAAGTCTTCTTCAACAAAATATGTTTTAGTGTCACCTGTGATAGAAACGGCATTTGTGCCAAGAGTCCAAACATCATTAATACCTGACAGATCAGATACGCTATTATAGACGGATACCTTGATTGTTTTGGTATCCATAGAGTCATCGTCAATTCTGAATCGCTGATAAGGCTCTGAGTTTGGAACCACGAACGAATCTGTCTTGAGGCTTCCCTCATACACTAAAATATTATCAAACGTATTGCTGCCATCTGGTAAGGCAACGGTTTCTGTGTTTGTAAAGTTGTAAGTTTTGTTATTGATAGTTGTTGTGAACGCACTACCGGCACGAATGATTGATGGGGGATCATTAAAATATACACTTATGTCAGCGACAGGAGCGGTTCTTGATCTTGGAACATATCCAAGAGACTTGGCATGTGAAACCAAAGATGATCTCTTTAAGGCAGAGTCGAGAAACAATTCGTTGGCGGTGAGGTTGTTATAAATGCCTTGATAGTGTGTGGTGTAAGCAAGTGCGTCAAGTAGGACTGAAAGACCAGACCCCTCAAAGTCATAATCTTTAAATTCTGCTTGACCGGACAGGAAGTTTTTAAGATTTGATCTAATACTAAAAAAGTCAAGTTCATTAACAGATAATTGTTTTCTTTCTGTTGACATTATCGTAACCTTTCAAGAGCGAGACTGACTGTGATTGGGAATGGTGAGTTCTCAATTGTAAAGCGAATTGTCACGTTCAAAGAGTTACGAGATGGTTTAGGATCTATCAAAACTTGAAGTTGGTTAACTCTTGGCTCATTATCACGAATGCAGCGTTTAATCGCACTACTAACTTCCCGACCCGAAAACGGACCGAAATTTTCAAACAGTTGTGCGGTCGTGTTTCCACCAAAAAATGGTTGAAATTTTTTCTCACCAAAGTTAGTGAGAACAATATTTTTAACTGACCTTTTCACAGCCTCATCATTTTTTAGAGAGGTGATATCGTTAGTCAGAGGGTTTTTGGCAAATGTTAAATCAAGATCACTAAACCGAACCGTGCTGACATCGGTTGGTAATGAATCGTTGTTCGTGGTGGTGGGAAAGTATGCCATACTTATATCTATGTCATGTGTTTAGGATATCAAAAGATCCGGGGTTTGTTATATTTTGCAAGATTTTTTGACTGAAACATGGGTCTTCGAGCATCTCAAGTGCGGAGAATCCAAGGGTATATTTGCCAATATATTCGAGTGCAGCGGCAACAGCGAGTTCATCTGCCTGACGAATAATATCAATCAAATTAATCGCCTGACTCAAGGACTCAGTAAGATTTAAAAGTGCAGAGGCAGCACCTCCTGTTGGGTCTGTAGCAGCCTGAGCGGCAAGAGCGTAGAAAGCACCCCTGAAGTCGCCTTCAATTAAATCCTTGAAAAATCCAACCGCAAGATTTCCGGGTCCAAGTATTGACTGAAAAAACGGACTGTAATGGTCAACAAGGGCATCACCAACATTACCATTTTCAAAAACATTTTTGATATTGTTATATGTTTTTGCAATAGAATTTATGCCAGCGAGTCCGGGTGCGTTTTGTGGATTTGCGATAAGCCCCGACAATCTTCTTCCATGATCTTGAAAATCTTGCAGAACATTAACCACATTTGATAAAGATGACACAACACCACTTAATTGGGGAACATTGATCGCAGCATCTAAAAATCCATTGATTTCATTCAACGCTCCGTTTAACGCTTCATCGACGGGGTTGAAAAACACATCACCCCTTATAACTGATTGTAGAAACTCTGCCTGCTGTGGAGATAAACCCAAGTTTGGCACAGGACATCCATCTGTTTTTACTAACTCTGGATCAAATAATACCATCATCCACCTGCCTTAACATTGCTTGATCCTGTGCTTGTCGAATGTCCACAAGAGCAAGCATCTCCAACTCGATGCACAGGTCTACCCTGAGCAAAAACACTTGACGAGGCGGTGCAGGTTCGTGAAGCACAGTGAGGTCCGCACGGAAAATGAGGCACGACAGCATCATTGATCACGGCAGTTGGTCTACCATTTGTAATCACTGTGTTTGCCGAGGCGACAATCGGTGCGCCACAAATGTCATTTAATCTTGCCACAGGCTGACCCATTTATACCTCCACCCAATATGTAGACTTACCATCTGAGAGGTAAGAAAATAGTTTTGCAGTTCCGCTGTTATACCAAAGATCACCGACGTTTGGGTTTGATGGTGGAGAGACTGATGCCCTACTAACTATTGTGCCACGAATACTTGGTAGTTTTTGAATTGAATTGAACTTTGGTTTTTTTGGCTCATTGATTATAAGAGATGAACTTTGTCTGACCTTTGTTTCAAATGCACTTAAGTTTGCATTAATAGTTGCGATATCCTCATCACCTAATCCTGATCGAGATATTTGAACTGGGATTTTAAAAGGTCGCAAAGAGTAATTTAGTTTGTATACCCTTCTAAGATTTTGTATTTCTTTCTCGTTGAGGTCAGGGTGTGCCAATTTTACTTCCGCATCAGACATCGGGTGATTGAAACTGTGTCCACCCTGCGTAATCATTTCAATAAAATGATATCTGGCAGTGTTATTTGGAAAAGAAGAATATGCCTCCGCATACTCAGGCTCCTCATCAAAGATGAAAAACGAAAACCCTCTGCTTAAAAGATATTCAAAGTAGGTATCGAAGTTAGAAATATCTCTGGGTTGATTGCGCAAAACATCCTTACCAAAGTCAAGTGTTGACACTTGGTTGATTTTTCGGACAATTTGCGTGTCCAAAGAGATGCCATAATTTGAGGGATTGTAAGAAGTCATTTTAGTTTAAATTTATATTTCCACTTGGGGTTTTGATATTAATATTACCGCTTTGGCTTGTCATGTTGATATCATCTTGAACTCTAAGATCGAGTTTGCCATCAACTCTCGCATCAACGTCACCAACCACTTTAATGTTTGTATTGCCTTCAACTAAAATATTTAAGTTGCCAACAACATGATTATTCGAGTCAAGTGCGATGTGTATGTTTTCTTCTCCAAGAACGGCAGTGTATGTGTCTTTGACAATTTTAGTAACCTTTGATCCATCTGGGTGAATTTCATCAAATGATCCAGAGCGATGATATGTGTGAATTCGTTCAGCACCCTCTGTGTCATCAAATTCTTGAACATGTCCAGACTCAGTAAACTTTACATGGTTAAAAGGATACTCTGCTGCAAACGGAGTCTCTGGCTCTTGTTTGTCTTCTTGTTGTCCACCACCAATTGGATAACTCATCTCGTCAAGATTTTCTTTTTTGGTTTGAACCACAGTATCATTCTCAACACCGCGACCCAATCTATTTGTATCAGGTTCGTTCAGTAAATCCTCTAAGGGATACTTTGCATTTGGATCATTGAAACCTGTTTCTGGGTCCGCTGCGGTTTGCGGAATACCACTAAGAGTTCCAAAGAACATTGGAATGGATGCTTCCTTTTGATCGACGAAAATCCCAACAACCCATGTGCCTTCAACTGGTCCGATAGGGGTTTCACCAACACCGCTCATCGCAGCAGAGTGAATCGGCTGAATGGGATACGACCAAGGTAAGTCCTCAGTTTTAAGAAGCGTTTTATTTTCAGTATGAACACCAAGCCACCTAATTTTACAGCGACCAAGTTGCTCAGGATCATCTCTATTCTCTACAACACCTTTATGAAACATAATCAACCTTTCGGAACGGGGACGTTACCTTTTTCTGGAATTTCATTCACTCTATAATTTTTAATAAATTGCACACCGCATCTGTAGGAGTCTGGTACGCTACCTTTTCCAACAGTCACCCTATGTTGTAATTGACTAACAAGATACACTCCACTTTTTTCATCATCAAAAGAATTTTCCTGACCAGCGACATTATTGTGAACACGCAGATATGCGCAATCACCAGCGAATAAATTTGAAGATCCATTTATTTCAGTTTCAACAACAGTCTCTCTGCTCATATTGAAGTTTGAAATAACGTGCCTCGCTAATTCAAAATCCATTTCATTTTTTCCATACTCATCACCATGTATTTTTGAATGTCGAGTAAAGGTATTTATTTTGGATGGAGTGAGTGATAACGGATCATTTATT